CGGAAAGAGAATCTGTATAGAAGAAGGCGAAACCGAACCAACGCCAGAAGAATGCTGGCAAGCATTCAAACAATATTATCCTGGTGATTATGAAGTAGCAATAAAACGAAAACACGAAGAAGAAATGGTTAAAAAACTTGCGCCAGATCCTTTTTACGGCGCACCACATAAAGAGGACGGTAAAAATAATGATTAAAAATGTAGATTCAGATTTAATCGGAAATGTCTATATAAGCGGGCCAATCACAGGCGTTGAAAAGTGGCAGGATAATTTTCTACAAGCAGAAAAAGAGCTTCTGGAGTTGCCGGGAACCTTCTTTGTTGTAAATCCTATTGCGATTGCAAAAGATATAGAAAATCTTTTTGCCAAAATTGAAAAAACACCCGATTATACAGATTATATGCGAAAAGATATAAAAGAACTTTCCTCTTGTAATATTATCTGTATGCTTCCCGGCTGGAAACGCTCAAAAGGTGCGCGAATGGAATATAGAATTGCAAAAATCTTAAATATGACTATCCTAGAGTATATACCAGGAAACTAAAAGGGGTATCAAATGAAACAAATTACAAAACGAAGAAATAATAGAGCAAAAAAAGCTGTAAGAAAAGCCCGGAAGTTGCAGCAGAAAAATGAAATGCTTATAAAAGATATTACACGCATAACTGTTGAACGCGACTTGTTAAAAGCAAGGTTCAACAAACTTTTTGCAATGTTAAAACCTTTAATTCGCGGACAAGAAATTTATATAAACCCTGCTTCTAAATGGGGTGCGCCTAATTTAGTTGATAAATTTACAGGAATGGACGATAAAGCTAAAGTTAGCTTTTTTGATTACCTTGTTACAATCGGTTTCATTGAAGTTTCTGAACATTGCGGGCATGTAAATGTACATTTAAAAGCCCTGGCAGAAATGGAAGAGTTAAAGCTATAAATAAACTATTGAATTATGAGGGTAATATGCAATCGTGGCAACCATTTAAAACAATATACTCTTCAGTAAAAGACGAAGATTTTAATTTTTTATTCGCTGTGCAGTTTTCTGACTATTCAATTAAATATCTCGATCTAGAAACGCTGTTGGAATGGGAAAACGGCGCAAGTGCCGATTACGGAAATAGGATTATTATTTCCTGGAAGAAAACAAGAAGGAAATTGAAGCATAACAAAAAAAAATAACCCTGCGTAGGACATATTGTTAAGAGGTGTGCAGGGGTTTGTTATTCTTGAATTTATAGGCATTTATAAAAATGTCAATCAGTTTTTTTTAGAGGTTAAAACTATGAATTATTATTGGCAAACAGCACAAGAATTAAACTTTCCTTTTCCTCTTTGCGGTGGCCCGTGGGAAGAAGGCAGCCGCCGTTCTGTAGTAGATAATATATGCCAGGCAACAGGTGATCTTCCATGTACTGCGATAGAAAATTCTTGGAAAAACAAATCTGTTGTTGTAAGCTATTCGCCGCTGAATTTTGGGAAAATAGATATTGCATGGTTAATCAACGGCAAAAAACTTGAAACTGCATATTTTCCCGAAGAACAGTTTGAATATATCAAAAGTTGTCTTTTAAAATATAAAGAATGGCGCGGCAGTATCGACAAAAGCCTTTTAGCGGAAATTGCAGATAAACTTGTCGAAACGTTGCCATTTTTAAGCTCTGAAAGAATCCCTTTGTCTTTCGACTTTAAAATAGAGTGTAAGCTGGACTAATGAATTACACTTCTACGCTGCCAGTTGTGCAAAAACGCGATGAATCAAAAAACGGTTCTCAAATAATCCTTACAATTTATGCTGTAGAAAACGGTTTTGTTTACAGTATAAATTGTAAGCTGCGCCGTTTTGTCCGCTCGTACTATCCCACCGAAAAAGAAACAAAATATCCGACTGAAAAAGACGCGCAACGCGCAGCAGTTTTCCGCATCCAGTCATGGATAGGAAACAACAAAAAACTAAAAACCCTTCTTTCTGATTTTGAAATTGCCAACTATCAGCAACCATCTTTATTTGACGATTTATAAACTTTTTTTTTTGAAAAACGCTTGACACTTTTCTAAAAGCATAGTAATATAATCTTGTAAGCAAGAGAGCTTACAAGGGGGCTTCTTGTAAAAAAGAAGAAGGTTGTTAAAGGGCATCGTAGAAATACGAAAAAGCCCACTTCAAACCTAGTTTGGTGGGCGTTGGGATTAAGTTACTGCAATGGATGGTAGCCGCTGTAGCAACTTCAATCATATCAACAATCCTTGAACACTACCTGCCGCTCTGGTTGGGTTGGTAAACAAGGCGGTAGCAGAAAGTTTTTCTGCTACCATTTAATCTATCGGATTTTTATTCGGGGGTCAATATGGTAATTATTACGACTTTGGTTGCTCTTGTTGTTTTTGCTACACTTGAAGTTTTATCATTAAAATTTCATTGGGCGGACAAATGGCTTGCCTTGTTCGGATATACCCGAAAAGACAAGAAAAACTAACAACCGCGGAAGACGAAAAAAAACGTCTTCCGTTAATTTGTTAAATCCATCTGCTGATTAAAAATTGCTTGCATATCACGCGCCGCAACTTCTGAAGCTGGTTCCAGCCACTCTTTTTTAGGTGTAATGGTTTGAGTGTATCTCAAATTCAAGATTTCAGCGGATCTAAATTTTACATCGCCGCTTTTTGTCTTGCGAAAATTAGAAACCTTAAAAATAGAATTATTCATGCGGATAAAACCCTGCGTTTTTGCCGCAACAAAAGCACGGGCAACAAGCGCAGCTTTATGACTTGAAAATTTTGTTGAACCGCGAACAATCCGGGGTTTTATGTTGTTGTAATAATAAGCCCTGCGAACTGGTTTAGAGTTTGAACCGCCGCGCGTTATCGTATTCGGAATAATAAGATTGCCGCCGTTTTTATTCCTTTTTACGCCGCCCTGTTCCTGGCGTGCCATATATCCGGCTTTTTCAGTAGCTCCAACTTCGCTTTTAATCTGATTTAGAGTTTGTACGTTTTGGCCGCATTGTGTGAATTGAATCTGCCTTGTGGTAAAATTATTGCGCAGCGTGAAATTTTGTTGCACATTTTGGATGGCGTTTTTCCTGGCATTCGCTGCAACAACATTTACAGTGTTTATTCCGGCTTTTATAAAACGTTTGTGAACATCGTTTGTTACTTCATTTATGGAACTTAATATTTTCACCGCCATATATTCAGTATGCTTCAGTTTTCTTGCGGTCGCTATACCGATTTTTTAAGCCCTCAAAAAGAGGGCTTTTTGTTTAAGCAATTTCTGCAAAGTTTGTTGCAAAAACTCTTGCAAGCTGCCATTTGTACTGTTCAATGCTTGTTGCGTTAATCTTTAACGAACCGCAGTTTGAACCGTTTTCGTAACAAACCATATAAAAGCCCCTGTTGTCTTTATAAAGCACATATTCAGAATTGCCCTTTTTAATGTGCTTCTGTTCTGTTGCTAACGCAGAAGCAATTTTTTCAACTTCCGGCATTTTAGCATTCATCATGCCGGACAGGGTTTTGTAGTCATATTCAACTCTTATGTAAGTATTGCCGCCGGACAGAATCTCGCCTGTGTATTCGTCATAATCAACATGATTAAAAGCCTTGCAAACTTTTTCAACAGCTTTTATATCTATTGATAAATCCCTTATTGTGATATGTGAATAATCACTATAACCACAGTTGCCACTTTTTACAGAAACATGTTTGCTGTTAAAACCGAGTTTCTTTAATTCTGCTCTAATTGCCATGCTTCTTTCTTTGTTTGAATAAAATCTTGTCATTTGTTTGCTCCTTGTAAGCGATACTTCTAATCGCTTACAAGTATATATTACGATACTTTTAGAAATGTGTCAAGCGTTTTTCAAAAAAAAGTTAAAGAATATTTTTTCCTTCTGGTCTGTCTATCAGAACAAACTTCAACGCTTTTAGTAAATATTCGCAGTACCATTTATAACTGGCCGTACCCTGGCAATGTCCTACACGGCTTGCCGTACTCCGATAAAAGGATAAATCATCAACTTTGCCGTCCTTCCATGCTTTTATTGTTTCTGAGCTTCTGTCTAAGGCTGTCTTTCGTATGATTTTATAATCCTTAAAAATCCTATAACCCACAAATTCAAATCCTTGTGAAGTCACGCCAATAAAAGTTTTATCATTCAGTTTTAAAAATAATTTTTCTTCCAGGAACCGCGCTATTTCAGCCCAGCAAAACTTCAGATATTCCACATCATTACTAAAGATTATAAAATCATCCATGTATCGAACATACGCCTTTGCTTTAAGTGTATGCCGGATAAAATGGTCTAATTCGTTTAAATAAACATTTGCTGAAAGCTGACTTGTTCTGCATCCTTTCTTTATGCCTACGCCGTTGCAATCTTTCATAAAGATTGTATGCAGCAGCCACATTATTTCAGAATCATCTACAAAGCGTTTTAAATATACTTCTTCAAGCGGCAAAACTGGAATACTGTCAAAGAATCCTTTAATGTCAAAATATACAAAATGAGAATATTTGTTTGTATAAAGTCCGGCTCTATTCGCTGCATCCAGTGCGCCTTTTCCCTTTCTACAAGCATAAGAATCATAATCCAGGCGCGGTTCAATGTATCTTTCTATCACTCTGCAAACAGCTGTATGAACAATTCTGTCTCTAAGTTCTGGAGCGCAAATTAACCGCTTTTTCGGATCATAAACCCAAAAATAGTAATAGTCGCCAGGAATGTATGAATGCCAGATTAGTTCATTTTGCAATTTAATCAACTCTTCTTCGAGGTTGCTTGCAAATTGTAATTCTTCTGGATAATACTTTTTATCCTGTATAGTTTCGTAAGCTGCACAATATAAATTCTCAAAATCGTAAACTTCACTAAATTTAGGTTTATCCATATTTACCTACTAAAAAAATAACCAGAAAAGCGCGTAGCCTTTCTGGTCTAAGACTTTAGCACAACAAATGCCGTGCAAAGGCAGCCGAACTGACGTTAAAAATAAATCGTCACTACGCCGTAACCGTGATTATCAGCGTATGCCTTTTTCTTAACAATTTACATTCGTCACAGGCAAGCCGCGCCCCGATGTTCGTGTTGACGTTCCACGGGTAGTTGTTCGCGTTCACAGTGCGAGGGCCACAGTGAACACCGTTGTTCCAGTTGTTACCGCAAATCAGCGCAGACAAACCGTTTGCAAACGGCAAATATGCCAATTTTGTTTCAGCTGCCTTTTCGTAAAAAATGTTAGTTTTTACGATTGATAAGACCGCCTAGAATCTTACCTATCTCTGCAAGACGCTTTACTGCCGTTTCATAAGTTCGGGTTGAGAGATATTTCTTTTGACGCATACGCCGGATATAGATTTTAAGCAGCTCCAAATTGGTGTCTACTTTATACCAACCCGGCATTTTGTCACGGGCTTTGTTTGTTATCAAAATCAGTTTTATCGTGTCTATCAAAGTGTTTTTAATTTGTGCGCACCAAGCCGATTTTTCAAACGCTGGAAAACGTTCTATAATCGGCTCAAAGTACACATCAAAATCGTAGAATTTCTGAAAAAGCAACAGATTCCACACACTCCCGGCAGGGTGTTTCTCTTGCGAAAAATCCATTTGCTACCTCACAAAGAAAACCAGATATTCAGATAAACAGGAAACAGAACGCGGCTACGCCGCGTCACAGGCAAGCCGCGCCCCGATGACCGTGTCGACGTCCCACGGGCAGAGGTTCGCGCTCACGGCACGTGGGCCGCAGTGAACACCGCTGTCCCAGTCGCCACCGCAAATCAGCGCAGACAAACCGTCCGCAAACGGCAAATATGCCTGGCCCATGCCAGAACCTAAAACGTTCTGCCAATCCCAAGATGTAGAATCCTGTCTGATTGAATAATCAGAAGTCCATTCTGTAACATTTCCGGCGCAATCGTGCAAATTGTAAGCACTTATTGCATAAGGTTTAACGCCGTTTGCAGTATCGCGCTTGCCTGTTGATGTGTTTACGCCTACGCCTGTATAAGTTCTGCCTGTGTTGGTTGTTTTAGTCCAACCATAATTATTTGAACCGTCTTCACCCTGCGGGCTGCCAAAAGCTCCAGCAAGCCATTCTGCATAACGCGGCAAACGCAAGCCCTGTTTATGTGCGATTTCGTTGAATGTAAACTGATTCATTCCTTCGCTTCCAGTAACAGGAATTGCGCCGTATTTTGTAGCAAGTTTTCCGCTCTTTATATGCAAGCCGTTTGTACCACCCATAAAGGAAAAGGCTTCTTCTGCGCTTGCCTGGAATGCACCCATCCAAATGCTGTTCACTTCGACAAGCCCTGGATGTGAAATTTTAGGCTTATGCTTCAAATCCCAAATTGAATTAGGAACAATGCCGACTGTTACATTGTCCTGCCATTTTGTGCCGCTTGATCCAAACTTGTTTCCGGCTGAATCGATCGGAATCCAAAGCCCGTCATTTGAAACCTTGCGGATAGAACCATAATAAAAATGTCCGATCTTGCGTGAAGTCAAGGCTGTTGAACCGTCCGGGAAGCTCTCGTTTTTGGAAACGACAATTTCCGGGCTTCCGCCGTCCATGCAGATATAAACCCAGTAATCAACACCAAATTCAAGCTCATTGCCTGTATCAAGCAAACTTGCAGGGTCAAAAGTGAATTCTTCACGGTTAATTGTCTGAATCCATGTTTCACCGTTCCAGATTGGAATTCCTACACCTTCAGCAAACTTCAAAATGTCTGCGTCATATTCAAAAGGGTTCTGCTTTTCCAAAAAAGCGGCTTTTACAGATTTAACATTTCCGCTTTCTGGAATACAAGCAACCGAACAATCGTCAACAAGGTCTTTGTATAAAGTTAAACTCATTTAAGGGCCTCCATCATGTTTTCAATTTCTTCGTCTGTAATTCCAATCCTGTATTTTTCAGCAGCCGGATTGTCTACAGGTTCGTAGTCTTCCGGGGTCTGCTCTTCAACAGGCTTTGTTTTGCTTTCTTCTTTCAAAACATTCATGTAGTGATCGTCACGCAAATGCTGCAAACGACTGTACAATTCTGTTTTGCCCGTATTATGCTTAACCGCATAATCAACAGCATTTTGCCAGTCTTTCTTTGTCTGGCAATACTTCGGTATTCCTACCATGCTTAAACTCCTTTTGCGGTAAGCCGCAATTTATTTTTTTTATGATTCAACTTCTGCAAACTGCAAATTTACTTTCATTGAATCATAGTCATTCCATTTTCCAACGCCCCATTTTCTTGTTCCCCATTTTTTATGCCGGGTTCCAGAAACAATTTTTCCGTTAATCAAACGGCGGGGATAAATGTGCAAGCCGTCTGATTTGCATTCAGTTCCAAACGGTAAAAATTCTTCATAATTTCCCGCTGGTGTAACAATGGCTGCATAAGTTTTTTCCGCATCGTATTCAATGTTTAAGTCATTCCACGGAATAACGGCATCTGTGCCGGATATTTCCACGCTAAAAAGCCTGGAAGAAAAAGCATCGCTAATAATTTTTAAAAGAGCGTCCAACAAGTCCGAATTTTCGATATTATCCGGCTGATTGGAAGGTGTGCGCTCTGTTCCGTTAAACGCTTTTTTAAAAATTGCCTGCCTTGCTCCGTGCAAGTCGTTAAACAGCATAACGCGCCACGGCGTACCGTCCGTACTGTTTGGCGTACTTGCGGCAACAGCTTTTCCATACGGGTATTTTTCATCTGTATCATCCCTAAAGTCTGTGTAATTACCGTCAATTTTAATCATTGTTTTGCTCCTCTATCCATTCCACAGCCATTACTGCAACAGTATGCACAGGCTTAATGCGTAGAATCAGATATTCAATGTAGTTTTTATAAAGAATTGGAATTTGCAGCTTTTCGATATAAAGAATTTCATTGCGTGAATTTCTTACAACTCTTTTGCATACATAAAAACAGAATGCCCAGTAATCCGCATCATTCGGGATTGAATACGGACTTGCAGTGTCGTTGCGCAAAATTGTAGGAATAAAAGTTTCATCGCCTTCGCGGTAATCGCAGCAGGCTTTTGAGTTTCCGCAAACCATAACCGAGTTGTCGCAAACGCAAAAATAAGCAATGTTTGCTTGTCTAGGATTTGCGCATGGGATATTTTCTTCTACAATGATTTCCGGGAAAATTCCTTGTAAAACCGATTGTAAAAAATCTTTGCTTTGTCCGCCCTGGTTCATACTCCAAAGCAAAGACAAAACCTTCCTGCGCTGTTCCAACTCTGCTTTTGTAAAAATAACGGTAAAAACATCTTCCCATTTTTTCAGCTCGCGCGTAGAATCAGCGAAATAGTCCATGTAAACATTTTCAATTTCTTTGCGTAGTTCTTCTGGCAAAACCGCAATGGCTTCAAACAGTCGCCGCAAATCGGTTTTATTGGTGATGTTCCATGCAGGGCCGCTAGGCAGAAGGTGTTTTATTGCATCTAAAAAACTAGCTCTCATAAATCACCCCGTTAATATAAAGGTCGCCTAATGCTGCAAGTTCGCCTTTTCCAAGTGTGTATTCAGCTATTACAGGGCCGTTTGTATTCATTGTTACAGTGTCAAAAGTTGCTTTCATGCTTAAAGCAATGCTGTTTACTGTTGCAATAAGAGAATTACGCAGAATAGAATCTGTGCGGTGATTATCATTGCTTAAACCTCTGATATAAGGCTCTCTGTTGTTAAAATAAGTCTCCAGCTCTGATTTAAGCGATTCGCCAAAATCTTGAGCTGTAACGCCTGTAAGTCCTGTTACATACACATTAAAATGTGTGATATGAACGGCTTTAACATTCGGGTAAGTTTCATTTCCTTGTGGATCCAGAATAGCTGTCAACGGCTTTCTGTTGGCAGCTCCAGTGTCCGGGTCATAAGTACACGCTTTGCCAACCGCAACTAAAAGCGCAGAATCTGGCACGCGCGTAGGGTATAAATCTGTAGTTCCGGCAACATAAATAATTACGCCGCCCGGTGAGTTTTCGTCA